AAAATTAATTTCTAAATAAACGTGCTCTTTAAGTGCCATTAATGGCAATTGTCTTGATCTCATCATTGGCACTAATGTTGATAAAGGCACTGAAAATAATGGTGTGGTTGCCTCATCTAAGGTAGGTCTTAAAAATGTTGGTGGGTTTAAATTTCTTGTGGCACCGGCATTACCACTAGCAGTCATATCTCTATAAATTAACCTACTATCAGTTTCTTGCGACCATCTATCACCAATAGCACCTGATTTAACCATATCAACATAGGCACGATGTTCTGGCGTTTCAAATTGCCTCATCATAGTAGTATAATGAGCATAATCTTGATTTGATGCCAAAACTTTACCACCTATTTTTAAAAATACACTTTTAATTAATCCGTGAATGCCGGTGTTTAATGGAAAAAAATTAACTGGATCGGCCAATACCCCTAATTGAACCATAGAACCACCATCTAGAATGCCAGTTTTAGGTATTTGAAAAACGGCCTGACTTTGTGTTATTGTTATTGGATCTAGCACTTCAGTCTTAATATTCATATTTTCAATACTAGGTATAGTTGCAACATTCAAAATTTGCGGTAAATTATTCTTTTGAGCAGACATTTTATTATATATTAATAATAGAAAAAAAAATTATTAATAATTAATTAAATAAAATTTTTAAAAATAAAATTGTTCTAATTTGTAAATTTTTCTTATATATATATTTTTCAAGTCAGAACTTTAAGATTGAACCATAATGCCTTGAGGTGAATACATTAGCGTATTTTTTGATAGCACATAAGTATATACAGCATTAGGCGATTTGCCATCTAGATTTGATTGAATTCTTGTGGCATAAGATTGGCCTCTAAAATCAACACCAACCTGCGAAACATTATCTAGTGCCAAACCAATTGCAAAATTTCTATTAGCATCAACACTACTAAAAGATTGTAATCCTTCGGTTTCATAAATTAATTGGTCGTTGCCACCAAAGCCGTGGGTTAATGGTTGATTTAATAAATGTGTTAAATTATAAAATGGTTTAATTGAATTTAATGCATTAATTTCTAGCCCTGTTTGTGGTGCGCCATTTACCGATTGTTCTTGCACGTCTAGATCATAATCTAGGCCTAATTTCATACCACCACGAGAAAATGAAACCTTATTAATAATAACATCACCACCATTATAATTGGCACCGGCCGCATCTGTTAATTGTGGTAGATTGGTGCTAAATCCATCTTGAGCATAGTTATTAGCGTGAGATACAGGCAAGAAATTATGAAATATATTTAATACATTACTATTAGCAATATTATATGTTTGTGTTGCATCATTGGCATCTATTACTGAATATAAATTATTATATGAATTATATGAAAATGAGCCATTGCCAGGCACGGTTAATCTTTGTTGGCCCTGAGCATCAGGTATTAACATATCACCAGTTAAAGATAAATCTTTTACTTGATAAAATGCACCACCAGCATCATTTGCATTAGCACCTTTTAAAAATTGTTGGTCGCTAACCAATTCTAAATTAATAGTCAGACCACGAACACCATTAACGCCCATAGGTATAGCATTGCCACCATTCATCATACCAGTAAATAATCTCATACTAAAATTGATCTCATTATTAACATAATTGCCACCTAAGGCATCTAGGCCTGGTGAAACCTCAACAACCGAATTATTACTTAAATAATCTTCGCTAGAATGTGTTGATGGTAGCACGGTTGCAACCATACGGCCATATTGTCTAATACTTTCTAATGTTTGATTTGTATCATTACTGGCAATATTAACATTTTGAAAAATACCATTAACACCAATTCTAGAATTAAGATCTACGGCAACGGCCGCAGTCCCATCTAGACCATTATTATTTACTTTGGCCCCAGCCGCACTTAATACATTTAATTTACCATTAATACGCACGGTTGATGCCTTTAACAATTTATTTTGGCTACCAATATTAAATGTAATTATTGGGTTGCCGTTTCTAAAAGAATAAGTATTATTTGCTGGTTGATTTGAAGGCAATATTTCAAACTTTTCAATTTGCACTATATTCATTTGAGCAGACATTTTATTATATATTAATAATAGAAAAAAAATTATTAATAAATAAATTAAATAAAAATTTTAAAAAATAGTTAATGTTCTAATTTGTTAAATTTTCTTATATATAATTTTACGATCTAGAACAATTATTAAGAAACAACTTGAACCATACCTTTTGCAATAACTAATCTTGCCAATTTATAAATATATGTATTAAATATTTTCTGACTACCGGCATCATAATCTACTTTAAGACTTAGTGTTTCATCTGCCAAATTTGTAATCTGGCCGTATTTATTGAATGCTCTAGCAATAATAAAATTATCGTGAATATTCTGTAATGAATAAACACTGGCACCAAGATTTACTAATGCTTTTTGCAATTCGCTAGTATGTAATGGTTCATTTCTTCTAGCAGTAGATCCACCAACGGCCTGGCTATATCTTTCTAAATTAACCAATCTGCTTGGCACTAATTCATTACCTTTAATAAATTGATAATTTCTAGCATTATCTGGCACACCTGAAAATGATGAATTTTGTAATGATCTAAAAGATGAATTTAATATAGGTTGAACCAATACTGATTTGGCTCTTTCTGCTAATGTTGGCACCTGAATTTGCACTAATCCTTGTGTATTTACTTGGTTATATCTATGTAATTCACTAGTCATATAATCAATTTGAACCCCTTGGTCGCTCATAGATTTTTTAAGCATACCTTCAACATAAGAAGAAGGTGGCGTTACTGCCTGGCATAACATTTCTAAATTACTAATTCTATAACTTGGTGGTTCAATAACTCTATCGGCATTATTTGTTAAATTAGCAGCACTTAATACATTTAATCTCTTTTCTCGGTCTGAAATTTTATAATAAAGTTTAGTATTATTGGCCTGGCTATAATTTGCATTAGCAGGCACATTATCGCCTGTGTTAGATTGTAATATAAATCTAATACCTAATTGAGTGCCACCACTAATATAAAATCCATCAACAACACCTAGCACTAATTCATTAGTAAATTGGTCGTTGCCACCTGTATCGTGATTTAAATATAAAATATCACCAATAGCAAATGGGTTATTTTCTCCGGCCGCAGTTGTTTGTATATTTGTTTCAATACCACCAATATTAGAGGCCGCATTTGCACCATCTCTGCTATAAGCATCCTGTGCTACATCAGCATTAGGTGCGTGGCAATTGGCAATGCCATTTTCTAATGATCCACCTATAAAAGGTTGGTGTAAGCATCTTAGTGGATCTTCTGTATCTATTTGAATTCTTAAACCATTCATTAATGCAACTGGCACAATACCACCACCAAATAAACCTGCTCTTAATTGTAAATATACCTCAATTTTTCTAGCAGTTCTTGGATCTGTATTAGCATTTAATCTTGTTGTTGTGCCTGTTAAATCATTAGGCGCGGCATAATATAATGAAGCACCACTATTATTGGCATCTTGTTGCACCCCTTCAAATAATTCTCGTTTATGATGTATTGAACTTTGCTGGGTATAAGGTCTTAACATAGCAGCCTGGGCATTATAATCTTCTAAATTTTCTAATGTTGTTGTATTGCCACCATCTCTTAATAATACATTTCTAAAAAGAGCGTGAGCACCTGCCTTTTTATCCGGCACAATAACACCTCTGGCATTTGTAATTTCTAAATCAAATTTTAAATATGTTTCATTAGGATCAACAAAACCAACAAAAGAAGGGATTAATAGTCTGATTTGGTCTAATGGTAAAACATCACTAACCACATCAGGCTTGACTGATTGTGATTTAGAGGCCACATAAACATTTTGATTATTTGCTTTAAACATTTTTATATATTAATATTAGAAAAAAAATTTTAATTAAATAATATTTTAAATAAAATTTATTTTGAATAATAAGAAAACTTAAAATTATAATATAATCTACTAATTACTTTTTTTTTGGTTTTTTTTTATCTTCTTTCATTGCTTTATTATGTGCTTTTGTGAAACTATCACCTTCTTTCATAAATTTAACCATATTACGCATATGCTTAGAATTCATACCCCCTTTATGCATTTTTGAATGCTCTTTTAATTTGGCTTTTTGTTTATCTGTAAGATCAACCATTTTATATATTAATATTAGATAATATTATTCAACATTAAAATTAATATGATCTTCTGTAAATTGACTTAAAAAATCTCTTAATACCTCAATCATTAAGGCACAATTAGGTTCTATTTCTGCTTGACTATTATATATATTATCTAGTATTCTAACATATCCATAACAACTAATTAATTCTTTTTTTATATTAATTAATTCATTTTTTTTTGAATTTAATTTATGTTCTAATTCTTCATATCTATTTTTTGCATCTTCTGCTAATTCTAAATATCTTTGTTCTGTAATATTCATTATATCTTAATAATATATTAGATATTAATTTTTATGTCCTTTATTTAAAAAGTGCCAACTGAGGCGGCCCTATCCATACTACTATCGGCACTAGGCAATGCTAATGAATATTTTTGGGTCATAGATTGCGGTGCTGTTAATGGTGCGGCCGGTGGTGGTGCCGGTGGTTTCTTTGGGTGATGAAATAAATGATAAATACCTTCGCCTATTGCTACAAGACCGCCAATAGCAAGACCAATTTCACCAACAACAGGCACGGCACCTATTACTGCATCACCAATGCCTAATGATGATAATATACCACCAGTAGCCTCACCACCTGCCGCGGCACCTTCTGCGGCACCTTCTGCTGCTTCACCACCTGCCTCTGCCGCATCTCCACCTGATCTAGAAAAGAAATTTTTAACATTTTGAAAACCTTGCCTAATATTTTGACCTCTTTGAGCTAGATTTGTAAATATTCTATTACCTACATTATTTAATATATCACCTGCCTGGCCAACCATATCACCTGCTTTACCAACAATTTCACTTGCTTTTGTGCCAATTGTATCTAATAAACCACCAGCACCTTCACCACCTTCTGCGATAGGTTCTGCTATTACTGGTTCGCCACCTTCTACCGGCGGGCCTCTTTCAATTCTAGTAAAATTAGATGATAATGATTGATTGGCTGTAGGTTGAAAAGGGTCAGCCTCTAATTGTGCCTCGGTTGGTCTGATTTGGTTATATCTTGTTGTGCCTCTACTAAATACACCTTCTATTGATGGCCCTTGAACTGGGTCTGCTTGTATCATAGAACTAGGTTGAATATCAGGATTTAAAAAACTTGGATCATCGGCAAATTCATCATCACCTAAATCGGCACCGCCTCTATCTGTATCTGCTACATCGTCGCCAGGATTTTGCAAAGTTGATTGCTGTGGTGGTTGAGCATCTAATTCTGGCTCATCATCTTCTAAATTATCATCTTCATCATCTTCGGCATTATTTGCTTGATGACCTTCTGGCACCTGATTTGGATCTTTTAATGTGCCATCACTATTATAAAAATTATCGTGATCTTCTGCACTACCTTTAAAATACATATCACCATCTTCATTATAATATTCGCCTTCTGGTCTAAATCCATCATCAATTTGGCCACCTGTGCCTTCTTCATCACCAAAACCTTCAAATTCTTCATCTTCTTCTTCTGGCTCTTTTGTTTTTGTTTGCTTTCTTTTTTGATATAAATCATATAATTTTTTACCACCTTTAAAAACACCTTTAACACCCAATAAACCAGCAAGATCATCTAAGCCGGCATCTTGAACGCCTTTCCATTTATCCTCATAACCACTCATCATATCATTATAATTATCTGTTATTGAGTTGGCAATATCAGTATAATTTTCTATTTTTTGTTGTTGCAATTCGGCCAATTTGCCTTTCAATTGATTAACATTATCAGCATATATATCAGCAGACATTTTATTATATATAATTATTAGAAAAAAATATAAAATGTAAATTAAAAATAATTTGAATATTCACCATAATCTTCTGCTTTATTTAATATATCTATTGGTGCGCTTGGCTTTGGTTTAATGGTCTGATTTTTTTTTTCTTTTTCTTCTTGCATTTTCATAAATTTTTTATAATATTTTTGTTCTTCTTCTGCTTCTTTTAATTGTCTTTCTAATTCTTTTTTTTGTTGTTGTTTTTTTAATGCACCCATCATTTTAGCATATTTATCCATATTAACTACCCATTTTTCAAATTCAGCCTCTTCATCGTGTTCTGGCATTTCAGGTGGATCTGGCACCTTTTCTTCTTTTGGTTCTTCTTTTGGTTCTTCTTTTATTTGTTTTAATTTTTCTTTTTGTTTTGCTAGTTTCTTTTCTCGTGCCAATTTTCTTGCATTTGCTAAATGTTGTTTTTGTTTTTCACTTACTCGGCGTTTTGGTTTTGGTGGTGCTTGTTTTAATGGTGGTGCTCTTTCAAATGGGTCAGCACTTAAATCTTCTTGTTTTGGCACATCTTCATTAATTATTTTTAGATCTTCACTTAAATCTTTTATTTCTAAATCGGCATCAGCCGGCATCTCTATATTTGGCAATCTATTCATTATTATATATATAAAATAGAAAAAAATTTTTAGAATAAAATTTAAATAGATTTCTATAAGCGAGAATAAAATCTCAAAAATGTTCTAGGTTGTTAAAAATAATTTGTATATATATAAAAAATTTATACAAATTAGAACATTTTATAAATCATCATCATCGCTATTTGTGTTGCTATAACCATCAAAATTAGTATTTACTGGCACATTAGCAAGGGTTTCAGGTGCTTCATATAATAGATTTGTAAAATTTTGAAATGCCTTAGCAGGTTTGCCGTATAGATCTAAATATAAAAATGAATATGGTTTATTTGTTGCTTCACTTAATAATGATTTAAATTTATTTATATTACCATATCTAGCACCCATTTCTTCAGCCATTTTTTCAACTTCTTTATTATTTGCATTTTGACTTATAATAGCATAATTAATTGATTGTCTAACAATATTAGGCACTGCTTTATATAATTGTGTTGAATAATATAATAATTTAATATTATGATGTCTATAAGATGATGCAATTTTAAACATTAATGAATTTTTACGAATATTAGGAAATGCTATAAAATCATCAAATACAATAGCAATATTAGGTCTTTGTGCCTTTGGTATTTGATCCTGATAATCTATTATATTTTGTAAATGTTGGTCGCTATATTCACTATAAATTGTTTCGCCATATTGATCTAATAAAAAGCGAGCAGTTGCATCGCCATTAGTAATGGTTGATGAATAAATATATATGGCATCTAATTTACCCATTAAAAAATTAGGATTTTGAAAATAATTACATATTCTAGTTGTTTTGCCTTGCCGAGGGGCCGCAATATCTAGAACACAGGCACCACCATTTATATCAAAAAAATTGGGGTGATGTTTTATTTTTTTTTCTATGACTGGTTGTTTTATTGGTAATATAGTCAGATCTTCGCTCATTTTTATTATATAATAATATTAGATAATAAAAAACAATTTATCTCTTAATGGCATTTATACAATTTAAATTAGGTTTAATATCATCTATATAATCCTGCTCTAAATTTCTTAACATTAATTCAGTAAATTCTGCCTCATTAATAATTTCTTCTATTACTGAAACATAAGGTCTAATATCATTAATATTATTTTCTAATAGATATTGGTATAATTTGCATTTGTTATGCCTTGGTTGTTTCTTATGCTGATTATGTGCGTGGCATCGCATTTTTAAATCCTTTGTAGAGCCAATATACTTGTTGTTATTGTGCTCAAATAAATAAATAACTTTCATATTATTAATTATCATATATAATTAATAATGAGAAAAAAAAAAGAAAAGAAAAAACTAGAATAAAAAGAAAAGTTAAGCCCAGTAATCCATATATTTAATATCTTCTTTTGAAGATTGTGGTGGTGCAAATTTTAAAAATAATTTAATATCTTCTTCTGGCGATTGAAGGGTCAATTTGATTTTATCCTTTTTCTTTTCAACAATATAAATAATATCGTCTAAATAAAGATCAATAAAATCATTCATCTTTTTATATTGGGCGTCGGTGATTTTGAAGGCACCGCTATCAATAATTAGCTGTTCGTATTGGTCGGCATTGAGGATTTGCATTTTGTTATTCATTTTGTTCTTATATGTCTAACACACATTAGCCTTAAATGATTTTAAAAACAATTTATTTATTTTTTAGATTTTCGGTAGGCCTCACCTGCCTTTTTCATAACTTCTTTGCCCTTTAATTTAGGGTTGTCTTTTCTAAATTTGGCTAAAAACGCCATCCAAGAACCGCCACCCTTTTTCTTTGGTTTATCATCTTTTTTAGGCATATCTTTCTTTTTCTTCATATCCTTCATATCAGCTTTATTATCAGCACTTTTTCCGTAATGACCTGGCATATTGTATATATTATATATTAGATAATTATTTTATAAAAAATCTAAATTAATTATATATTAAAATGAGCGATAAAAAAACTTTATATAAACCCTTTGTATCCAAGGCGAAAAATAAAAAATATTCTGTATATGTAAAAAATGAAAAAACTGGCAAACCTAAATTAATACATTTTGGCGATAAACGCTACCAACAATATAGAGATGTAATAGGTCATTATAAAAAATTAGATCATAATGATAAATCAAGAAGAACAAAATATTATGCAAGGCACGGCCCTGCAACTAGTAAAAATACCCCTAAATATTGGTCGCACAGGATATTATGGCCTAAAAACTAATTTCTTTCTTTTTTTATCATCTTTTTCTTTTGTGCGTGATTTTAAAAAATCAAAATATTTATTGGCTAATTTAAATCTCTGACTTTTAGCATCAATAACTCGTAATCTTTGAACCATTACATTAACAATTTGACTAATTCTATTATGTGGTTTAGTGCCATTTTTATATATTCTTTCTAATTTATTTATGGTTTCTTTTACATCTTTTAAAGTTGCATATTTGATGCGTATTGTATCCTTTGGATTAGCATCGCTGTATAAATCATAATTTTTAAAATATGTATTTTCTTTTTTTTTAGTTTTTGATTTATCCATTATTAATATGTTTAGAAATAATTTATTCTTTGCTAGATCTTAAATTATATTTCTTGTTCTCAATTTCTTTTTTAATTTCTGCATTTATTTTATTATCCTGTTTATCTTCTGTTCTTGATAAAACGCTCTCTAATACTTCATAAACCCTATCGCCTGAAAGATTAATATGATGCTTAATTCTTCGGCACTTATCACAAAATTTGCTTATATAGCAAGTTTCTTTCTCGCATAAATAACAAACAAACATTTTTATAATATATTAATATATTTATTTTTTTGAATATTTAGATTGTTGATTTACTGAATGACCCATTTTTTTAGCATCTTCTTCTTTCTCTGTGTTTTGATTTGGGTATTTTTCACTTAAAAATATATGCCTTAACATATTAACACTAATATTTTTGCCTAATGGTTGAAAGATCTTTTTAATTTCTTTACCTAATCCATTAGCAGACAATGGCTCAAGTTTAGTATTTAATAATAGGCTATCAGTTTTATTATATTTCAGCCAAATATTAATAACACTATTTAATTTTTTGCCAACTTTTACATTATTCTGCCCATATTTACCTGATGTTTTATATTCATTAAAAGAAAATGTTTTATTGTTTCTAGATGCAATAACTAAATAATTATTTTCTTTTTGTTCTTCTTCATCTAATTTATCAAAATCAGACTTGCTTATGATCTCCATAGGCGCATAATCTAGCCTTGTTGGTGGGTTGTCTTCATTTAAAAATAAATTGGCAATAACCCATTTTTGTAATAATAACATTTGCTTTTTATTTAATTCTTCTTTTTTCAATAATTCTCTATCCTGTATATCTCTAAATAATGCATTCATTACCTTTTTTAATTCTTTCATAGTAGCCCAGTTTTTTTTTTGTGTTTCACTTTTTTCACCATTTTCATAATCTTCAACATATTTATTATGTGTTTCATCTAATATTTTTTTATAATCTGCTAATAAATCTTTATGTTTATCTTTATTATTTGTAGCATCTAATGCCACAATAATGGCTGCCAAATAATTTTTTTGAGTTGATAATTTTAATTTACCTAAAAATTCTCTGACCTTTTCAACTTTTTTTAAGAAATCTAAATTTTTAAATTCACCTTCTTCTAATGCATTATGTATTTTTTTAATACTAATTAAATATGCCTTTAAAGAATTAGGTTTTATATTTCGCTTTTCGTCAATTGCTTCTTTTAATTGATCCATATTTTTATTATATATTTATATTAGATTTTTTTTTAAATGTTTTATTCTTGTTTTATCCAAGCGCCTGCTTGAGTCCAACCACAATTAAAATTAGGCTTAACTTTGCATATATAACCTTTTTCTTCTAATTCTAAAACAATTTTATTTGCCTTATCTTGCCAATCTTTACCTACTTTATGAAAATCAATTAAATATGCTCTAATATGATCTTGTATTAAATTAGGTATTTCATATTCGCCACCTTCAATATCTATTTTAACTATACTGCAATCTTTAATAGCATCATTATAATTTACTC